CGCGCCTTCACGGTAGCTGCGACGGTCAACACGCAGTACGGCCAGACAACCATTACACAGAGCTTCTGATGGCCACGACTTTTCCTCTCGCGACGCTTGCATGCACGATTGATTCGACCGGGATTTCTGCGCCGACTTACTCAGACATACTTTCCAGTTTGACCGCGAGTTTCTTGAGCATCTATGGGAGTGACTCCTACGTCGACCCCGACTCGCAGGACGGCCAGATGCTCGCCCTGTGGGCTCAGACCATCAACGACGGGAACCAGGCCGACATCACGACGTACAACGGCTACTCGCCCGCCTACGCCCAAGGTGCCGCACTCTCGAGTCAGGTCAAGATCAACGGCTTGCGCCGCGATGTGTCGAGCAATAGCACGGCCGTCGTCAACATCGGCGGCCAGGCCGGTACGCCAATCAATAATGGTGTGGTCGCAGACACGAACAGCAATCTATGGACGTTGCCAGCCAGTGTGACGATCCCACCATCGGGAACGATTGCCGTTACCGCGACTGCAATGGTGTCTGGGGCGATCACCGCTATTGCTGGCGCAATCAACCAGATCAACACGCCGACCCGTGGCTGGCAAACGGTCTCCAATCCGTCCGCTGCAGCACCGGGTGAGCCGGTTGAGGATGACGCAGCGCTACGCCAACGTCAGGCCATCTCAACGTCGCTGCCGGCGCAGACGCCTTTGCAGGCGATCATTTCGAACGTTGCCAATACGCCCGGGATCGGTCGCAACGCGATCTACCAGAACGACACAGGCACGACGGACGCCAACGGCATTCCAGGCCATTCGATCGCTGTTGTTGTCGAAGGAGGAGATGTCGTTACCATCGCCCAGACCATCGCGGCTAAGAAATCACCCGGCACGGGCACGTACGGCACGACAGACGAAACCGTGCTGGATCCTTCTGGGGTGCCGATCACGATTGCTCTCTTCGAGCTATCCGAAATTGGCATCCTGACGCAGATCACGATTGTTCCACTGACTGGATATGTGTCGACTACCGGCACATTGATCGTCAATGCAGTAGTGGCTTATCTGTCGGGATTCGCCATCGGACAAGACTCTTTGCTCGGCAAGCTGTTCGGACCGGCGAATCTCTCGGGTGACGCGGCAACATCAAGTTCTGGCCTCACGCAGTCCCAGCTCGACGTGCTGAGCAATACGTACAACCTGCCGGTCACGAACCTGTATCAAGGGCGTTCTGACATGCTGGTGACGGGTGGCCCGTACACCACGGGTGCGACCGTCATCGATATTGCCAACGTCGCGAGTCTCGCCAATGGGAAATCGATCATCGTCAACCAGACGGATGGATCGCAACTGACAGCAGTTATCACGGGCATCACTGGAAACGCGGTGACGTTCACGCCTGCCATTGCTGCCGGCAAGACGATCGATGCCGGCGCCCAGGTGCTGGTGAACGGCGACCTGACCTTGGCATTCAACGAGGGCGCCCAATGCGTGGCGACTGACGTAAATCTGGTGACGTGATGACGGTTCAGCTATCGCAATACACATCGCTCATCACGTCAGAGCATCAGTCGGCTCCGAATTTCATGGCCATGGTGTCGCTGCTCGCGCAGTGGGCCGTTGACCGGCAGAACATGCTGGCGTCGATTCCTGGACTGTATGACATTGACGACGCAGTTGGATCGCAACTAGATGCGGTCGGACTCTGGGTGGGTGCCTCGCGCAACCTGTCGGTGCCGCTGACCAACGTCTATTTCAGCTTGGACATCGCTGGATTGGGACTTGACCAGGGTGTGATTCAGGGTCCATTCGATCCGACTACCGGCCTTGTTTCGCTGCCCGATGCCCAATACCGGATCCTGCTTTACGCCACGATCGCGGCAAATAACTGGGACGGCACGATTCCAGGTGCCTATACCGCGTGGAACACGATCTTTGAGCCGCTCGGGTATTCGATCCTGATTCAGGACTACCAGAACATGACGATGGGCATCGCGCTCATCGGACCAACGCCGGATGCGGTGACGCTTGCCCTGTTCAAGGGCGGATATCTCAATCTCATTCCCGCTGGCGTCGGCGTCGCCTTCTATTTCCAGCAGTCAGTTCCTGGCGTACCGGTCTTTGGCCTCGACGCTGAAAACTCCTCGGTAGCAGGCCTGGATGTCGGAGCACTAGCGCTCATCGTCGGACCGTAGCAAACACACCACTCAACAAGAGGCCCTTCTGGGCCTTTTTTATTGCCCTAATGGATCGTACATGACCATTGAACAAGACTTCCTGCCCTATGCGGTAGGCGGTAGCGCCAACGTTTTGAGCCAAGCCGCATACGCAGCGCTCACGACGCTTCTGCAGAACGGCCTGACGTCCGGCATCGTTCCGTCGAATGAACTGAACAAGATCATGCGACAGCCGAGCATCATCGCATCGGTGATTGGACAGTTTATCGTCGCGAACTCGGGACAGCCGGCGATCGATGACGGCACGACTGCAACGCTGCTGGCGAACTTCACGAATGCGGTCAACGCAGCATCCAAGACCAAGGTGGTCCTGACCGATACCGGCACGGCCAACGCCTACACCGCGGCTAACCCTGTTCCTCTGACCGTTCTGCCGACGGCTACCGGCTTCACGCAGACGGTAAAGATCGCGCATCTGAATACCGGAACCTCAACGTATGCGCCCGACGGACTGGCGACGGCTCCGATTTACAGCCTGGCTGGCGCGCTCCTGCAGGGTAATGAACTGCCCGTCAACGGCGTTGCAACGCTCGTCTCGTTCGTCGATCCGCTTCTGAACTCGGGCAATCTCTGCTGGGTGCTCTACGAATGCGTCGGCGGTGCTCAGCCTGTCGCCCCCGCCAGCGCATCCGAGCATGCCGTCCAGTGGTCCCAGGTTGTTGGCGTCGTTGGCACGTCGCGCAATGCCGTAATGAGCATCGCAGCAGCGGGCACAAGTGCTACGTGGTCGGCTTCAGAGCTGATTCTCGAAACGTCGAACGGCCTTAATTACTGTTTGCGCGGCGGCCCGAGTGCAGCGGTGAATCTCGCGACGACGGGTGCGGGCGGTATGGATACCGGGACTGCACCCGCGAGTAGCTTTGTCGGCATCTACGGGATATGGAATCCGACAACATCGACATTCAGCTTACTCGCGCAAAGCGCCGCTGGTGTCACATTGTCCGAGGTCTATAACGGCTCGCATATGCCGGCGGGTTATACGGCATCTGCACTTATCGGCATATTGCTAACGAATAGCAGCGGTCAATTTATCGTTTGTCAATTGGTCGGGCGACGAGTCTCGTATCAGTCACGCGCCGAAATTTCCACGGCAGCAACCACCTCCGGATATACCGCATTCACCGGGGGGGCTGACATTCCAAAAAATTCGAAAAGAGTCTTTGGTTATTTTGGAGCATCACAAAGCACGAATGGAACCATAAATCTCTTCGTTGCTTCCGATGCAAACGGATGTGGTGCCCAGGAGACTTCGATTGGTACCGCGGCATCTGGAAACACCAATTCCACGGCGGGAAATTTCGCTGTTGATGTCATTTCGCCGCAGACGGTCTATTACAACGTCTCCTATAGCGGGTCTGGGACATTTACTGCGACGGTAAATTTCACGGGTTTTGAATTTTAAGGAAATTGTATGACAACGGTTAACGTCCAGTTCTCAAATAGCAATGAGTCAGCAGTTGTCACATATTTTTCCTCTCCCCAGAGCTCATCTTCAATTCCAAACAGCGGAACAATAGATACATCGGATCCGCGATGGGAAGCTTTCTACAACCTATTTTCTAGTAATTCACAGGCATATTTGCCCGCTCCTACGACCGGTTCCTGAATATGAAAAAAATCCTCTTTATTTTCAGCATGCTGTTTGCTCACCTGGCTCACGCCCAGACCGCATTCACAGCCGGTCCTTTTGGCATTGGCGTCACCACCCCGTCTGCAACATTTGACGTGGAGGCGGTAGGTGCTGTTGGGGGCGGTAACGCAAATAGTACTCTGGCCCGGTTCTATGCTGGCAGCAACACAGCGCCGACGACCGCCATCACACCGACCGTTGGTATCTCGCGGTACGAGGTGATCAATCAGGACACCGAGGGCGGTCAGAATGCCGCGCTCTACGTCGAGGATACCGGTAACAACGCATCTGCGGCCGGAGAGATTGGGCAGGTCAATGGGATTACCGCAAACGTATTCCAGATCGGTCAGGGTGATTCGGTTGGGATGTTTGCGTATTCGAATAACTACAGCACCAACGGCGGCCATACGGCATATGGAGGTTTTTTCGATGCTATTGCTGGGACCGCTGGTACTGCTGCTTTTGGTCTTGAGATCGACAGCACTAACAGCACTGGCTATGATGTTCCCTATACGGGGCTTTCCCCTTACCCTAATGAAGTAGGCATTCATATTCAGGCAGCGGGCGCAAACCTCAATACCGCCGGAATCTGGGTAGGGAATGTCTCAGGATCGCCGCTTTATGATGTCGGGGTTGCATTCACGGCAGGAAGCGTCAAGACAACCGCCATTGAGGATGACAGCAACGATACCAACATCCTGGTTTCGACTGGCGCCCATTCATACGGGATCAATCTGGCCGCCTCCAGTTTTACCGGGCAATCCATCGTCGTTCCGGGCCTCGCTGTCTCTCCATCTGGATCGATGCAATCCTCGGTGGTCCCTACGACATCATGGGAATACGATTCTACGGGCTCTCACGTTTCGATCGCAAATGGCGGAAACGCTGCGATGCCTGCAGGCAATGGGTTAATCATTGTGGAGGAGTCGGTAAATCACAATAGCGCGGTATATCTGTGCAGCGTGGGGTCGTGCGCTATCGGCCTGTCGGTTGGTGGTGTCTGGTCTGCATCCACCACTGCGCCATCCACTGGTCATCTGTCAGTGGCTTGGAGTGGTTCTGCGTACACCGTCTACAACAACGAAGGCGCAACGGAAACCGTGGTTATTTCGTCGAACAGGCTAAACTCGGCTAACTGAGGCGTTTCCAAACTGGATTAATTCCCGCTGGACGATCTGCGATGATTTTGGTATCGTCGCGCGACTGGCCATAGGGGGATAAATAGTGCCAACAGGGAAAGTTGGAGCGCATTTTTTTGTCGCTCCCAAAAATCAGGCAGTCAGCACTTATGCAAAGACGGGTGCAATAGCGCTGATGATCGGCACTATTGTTTTTCTGTCTACGCTGTACGGTGTGCACCGCTTCTACTCCCCCTTTCCATGGTGGGACGAGTGGGATGGGTACTTCGGTTTCTATATGGCAGCCGCCAACGGCATGAATATTCATGCCTGGTGGTATCCGCATATGGAACACCGGATCATCACCTCGCGCCTGCTGTTCTGGCTCGACCTGAGATACTTCCACGGCAATCACATCATCCTGTTTGCAGCCCAGCTGGCGATGCTGGCAGGCATCGTTGCGCTTATCTGCAATGCTGCACGGCGAACTGGTGCCGGCCTTGTCTGGCCGCTGGGGCTCGCTGCAGCACTGATGTTTTCGTGGGTGCAGTCGGAGGTCCTGAAGTGGGGCTTCGAAACACAGGTTATCGCCGCCTACTTCTTTGCGGTCTGGGCGCTGGCCGAGTTCACCCGGTCCCCCTCCAGCGATGCGCGCCGGTTCGTGGCGGCATTCTTTTTGGCCGCATGCGCTGAGTTCTCCATGGGTAACGGGATTGCCGCGCCGTTCACGCTTGTCATTGTCTCGGCACTCCTGCGCCGTCCGCACAAAGAGACCGCGCTGGCGCTCGTGCTGGCGCTCATCCTCGCGGCGACCTATGCGATCGGCTACGTCAGCCCTCCCAAGGACGCAGTGGCGATCCTTCCAGGCTCGGTCATGCTTCACCGGTTGGATTTCTTCGTGACGTTCTTCGGCAATCCGGTAGCGATGATCGGTCTGCCGACTGCGGCATGCAGACTGGCGGGCGCTTCCTGTGTAATTGCGGGTACCGCCATGATCGCCCGGCCGGGCGATCTGTCGAAAGACGTGACGCCATACAGGGCACTCCTGATCGGGGTCTGTCTGTTCGTAGCTGCTTCGGATATCGCCGCTGCGTATGGTCGTGGCACCGCCGGCGCTGGGGCTGCGATTGCCAGCCGGTACACGACCGGACCGCTCCTTGGCTGGCTTGCGATGCTGTTGCTTGCTTTCGATATGTTCAAGGGTGCGCGTCGCGTGACGATGACGGCCGGTGTCTTAGTGGTCGCCGGGCTCGCTTACGGCCAGATCCATGTGCGCGACAGCAACGACTATCTGTATGACTGGAAACTCGGCATGCTGAGCACGAAGATCGGGCTGGAGCACGTCGAATACTCTGGCCAGCTTTTCCCGGCAAAGCCAGAGGCTGTTCACCAGCGATTTCAGCAGTACGCCGCATACGGTGCCGCGCATCGGCTTGGGGTCTATCAGCGCCCATGGCTCATTGATGCTGGATCCGTGAAGTTTGACCCGACCAAGGTCGAAACAGGATGTCAGGGGAGTGTAGACCGCATCGTCGCAGGGCATGAAGGTCTAACCGTGTCGGGATGGTCGAATACCGCCCAGCGCCGGGACGTGTTGATCGTCCTGACGGATGCGGCCGGAAATACGATCGGATATGGGATAACCGGGCAGCGCCGCGATGATGTTGCTAAGGCCGTCTCCGGCGCGCCGGCCGACGCTGGCTGGGTTGGATTTGCAAAGCCAGCGACCGGCTTGGTATCGGCCTACGCATACACGGGCGGGAAATTCTGCGCGCTAGGGCAGGCCTCTATTGCGCAAAACTAGCGCTGATAATCGGCGCAATAACCAACTGTTCTTGCGCCGCCCTCAGCCCATCCAGATACGCATCTGGGTAGAAGCAATTAGCCATGTGACTCTGCCAACCCTGAATGCTTGAGATGTAGTTGTATTGCTGGATCAGCACCACCCCATATTGCTGGGCTGCGGCGTCTATCGCTGCGACATACTGCGGCAGAAGCGGATGCTGACCATCGCACACCGGGCCGGGCTCCTCCAAAATGGGAGTCTTGCCGGCAGCACGCGCATCTAAGATCCACTGCGCGAGGTATCCCTGGTAATCGGATAGCGTCTCGCCGCCGAGCGCGTCATTGACTGCATGCTCCTCTATAACGATCGAAGCAGGCGATTCAGCGAGTCGCTGGGGAGTCGGTGGACCTCCTCCGTCCATGCCATCCAACTCGTTCATGAGCGAGCTTGCCAGACCTCCCGTTGCATTGTTCTGGACAGTTATACCGCTGTCCTTGAACTGCTTTTGCAAGAGCGCCTGAAGTGCGACCGGTTCGTTGGGCGTAACACCCACGGGCAAGCCTGAGCCATCAAGGCTATCGCCGAACATCTGGTCATCGCCATACACAGCAAGTGTTATGACGGGGGTTGATGCCATCGCTGGCGCCGATGCGCCTGTGGGTGCAGACGGCTGCGTCAACTGGCTCGCAGTCGAGGGTGGCACAGACGCAGCTGGCGACGTCGGATCGCTTCCCGGCCCTCCTCCTCCGCCGCCACATGCCGCAAGACACGCGAGCAGTACCGCTGCTATTCCCGCCCTCCATCTTTCACTGCTTCGACGTGGCACCCGAAGCCGCGCATGCGCGCGTGAATCTGCTCGACGTTCTTGATGGACCCCTGCATTAGTTCCAGTCGAGTCGCAATGAGAAACGCCTTGTCGAATCCCAGATCGCGCCGGTCCAGTTCGGGCGTCTTCTCGTTCCAGGTGTATTTCGACCACTGGCGCCCGGTTGAGACGTGCGCAAGATCGGCCATCTGCGCGCGCTTGTAACTTAGTTTGTCGGCAAGACGCAGCAGGTCCTCGGGCGTCGGCGGCACGTAGAAAAGAGTCATGGTGGCGAAATAGAGGCAGGCGCGCGCGGGCGCGAAAGATGAGATTCACGGTCATTCCTTTCGGAGAGTCGGGCACCGCAGAGTGCGTAGCCCATGACTCAGAGAATGTACCCTTAAGGGTACCTTTGTCAAGCGCCAAATAACCAACAAACCAGCCTCCCTCGCGGAGGCTTTCCCATTTATGGAACGTCCATGACCGAGATCGACGCCATCCACGCGCGTTTGAGTAGAGGCGAAGCGAAATTTTCCGAGATCGCCGACGCCCTATCGAAGATCACCACTCACCTGCAGGGCCAGGACGCGACGCTCGCTCAGGTCAGTGGGAAGCTCGATACGGTCGTCAATGGGACTGAGAACATCGTCGGCATGTGGAATGGCGGCGTGAAGACGGTCCGTTTTTTCTGCCGACTCGCTGAGTCGTGGACGTTCCTGCTGAAGAAGGTGTTTATCCCGGTCGTGCTGCCAGTCGGCGCCATGTGGACGGTGTTTCGCGTCGTTAATCACGAGACCTTGCCCGATTGGATCGCGGCGATTATCAAACTGATTCTGGCGGTTCTGTGAGGTGACTCATGCAGTACTCGAAAAACGGACTCGCCCTGACGGAATCTTTCGAAGGCTGCGCACTGATCCCATACCAGGACGTTGCCGGCGTCTGGACTGATGGCTACGGAAACACGCACAACGTCGTCCCTGGTCAAGCGATCACTCAAGCGCAAGCCGAAGCGGACCTGCTGCGTAATGTGGCCGATGCGGTCGCCGCAGTAAATCGCCTCGTGCATATCGCCATGTCGCAGGACGAGTTCGATTCTTTGGTTGATTTCACTTTCAACCTGGGCGTCGGAAACTTCGCCGGCTCGACGCTACTGAAGCTGCTCAACGCGCGCGACATAGAAGGCGCTGCGAATGAGTTCGCAAAATGGGATGAAGCGGGAGGGGTCGTCGTTGCTGGCCTACTTCGTCGGCGCCTTGCTGAGCGCGCACTGTTCGTTACGCCCGATCCCGCCTGATCCCGAATCCCCTCACCATAGTCTGGAAAAAGCATGTCCTATACCGATGGCCAGGTCCTCACGGCAGAGGAGTTGAATGCCTCATTTGCTGCCGCTGCTGGCACAGGCGTGACTGTCATTACCCAGCAAACGGGTCCGTTTGCTGAGATCAGCGCGATGCCTGGCCAAAGCGGTGTTCTCATTCCGGCAGGCACTACCAACGTGCCTGCGAACGCGCTGGGTATCAACGGCCGGCTCGAAATCAAGTACCTGCTCTATACGAACAACTCGTCGGGTGTCAAAACCCTTGTTTTCAAGCTTGGCGGCCAGCAGGTCGGTCCGTCGATCAATGTCACGACTTCCGAGTCTTCGAGCGGGACGATCATCGTCCAGAACAATAACTCGCAGACGGCACAAATCTGCTCGTCAGAATCGGCCGATGGTGTACTTTCAAGTGGTGCGTTCCCGACAGCGACCGTAAACACAGCAATCGCCCAACAGTTGACTGCATACCTCACGGTCAACAACACGACGGATACGATACAACTCGCGAGCCTCATCGTCACTGCATACAACCCGCCTTATATAGCGGTGCCGACACCTCTCAAGGCTGGGGCGCAGTGCTTCTACGGCATTAACTCGCACTTCGATAGTCAGATTCCGGCGACGGGCAGTAATCAGGCCGAGACGATTGCCAACACGATTAGCATCATGAAGGCGGTCGGCATGAAAGTGCTACGGCTCTCATGGGAAGGCCCCACCGACACCAACGGTTTCGGCCTGACCTCACTTCAGTCGCTGGTCGATTATGCTGCTGCATTCGTTACGGACGGCACGGGACTGATGCTCTATGTCTGTGCCGATATCTCCATGGAGTCAACGCCGGGCACCGCATACACCAGTGAAGCTGCCGCATACAGCGCCAACTTCACATACGGTGCGCAGGTCGCGACGGCATTGCTGCCATATGCCTCGAATGTTATGGCGATTGAGTGCGGCAACGAGCTGGATGCGGCTTCCGCTGGCGGCGTGTCTATACGCACTCTTTCAGGTGTCGCTGGCTCTCTGCCGTCGGACTTCTCTGAAACCGTGTGGCCCCTTTTCCGTGGTGCATCGGGCGGATGCATGGCAGGCATTCGTTCGGTTACGACAGCGATTCCCTGTGCGTCGAACGCTTTCACGGTCACCTCGATTGCGGCGTCCGACATGCTCTGGAACGGTACGAATCCGAACGGAACCACGGGTAGCAATGTGGTGCGCTGGGATATTACGGCATGGCATATCTACGGGGTGGATGGATTCGCCGCAGGGTTCGATGGTAGCGACGCAACGCCCGGTCAGGATGCTCCGGCGATAAATCTGTGGTCGTATCTTTATAACGCCTACGGGAAGCCGTTAGTTATTAGCGAATGGAACCCAGGGCAGGAAGGCACTAGTGATTCTGCGAACGCAGCTGCAGCTACAACTTATCTGACAGCATGGTACGCAGCCCGGTACACCTACAACATCGCCTCATTGATTTTCTATTCCCTCGGTGACCCTGGATACGAAATCGTCCCGACTGGCGCCGCGCCATACACGCTTAACGGCACCGGAGTAGCTCTGCAAACGTTTATCGCGGCGAATCCGGTTACGCAGTGACGTAGGTCAGGCGCTCGACATTCCTTGATGTCGACGACCCTCGATCAGTCTGCGCCCGATGTGCCCACCCGCGTCCTCGACATACCGTTTGCTTAGCGCGCAGACGGGAATCACGATAACCATGGCGATGCTCCCTGCGAACAAGGAAAACAGCATCGGCTGCGCATGGACAGCTGGAACACCGAACACCTTGACAATACAAGCGCCCACAGCGCACAGGATGGGGAAGTGAAGGACATATACGCTGTAGGATATATTCCCGAGAAAGACGAAGATTCCGTTTTCGAGAAACAGTGGCCTCCTGTTGTGGTGAATGCAATAGACAACAACAAATGAGATCAACATATCCACTGTTTCAACCTGCTTGATATCGGCGTCGGGATTAGCGAATAGCAATGCCGCGTACATCAGCGCGACAAATGCAACAGACCCTGCCAGCCGGTACCGGAAGTTCATGATTCCCCTACTAAATGGAATAGAGGCACCCAATCCGAAGGCAAGTGCGTAGTGCAAAGAAAGCTCGCGAGGGAACGGAGCAATTGCGCCCAGCAGGAGGAGGGCGAGAAAGGGCAATCGCGTGCGACTATTCCTGACCAGCAGATAGATAGCAGGAAAGAGAACTGAATACAGAAGTTCAACGCGAAGCGACCACACCGGCGCGTTCAGATGAATATAAGCAGGAACCAGTGACAGTCCAACCAGAAGCGGAGTCATTCCCCTGGGTAGGGAAATGGTCAACCATGGGCCATAGGCGGGGTCGCCGAGACCGGAATTAATGATCGGCCAAAGACATACGACGAGAAGAATCGAGACCCATAGCGCAGGATAGATTCGGAAGACTCGCTTGATGTAGAACGGTTTGATCCATCCCATCTCAAATGAAGTCGCGCGCTTCATCAGCGACACGGACAGGACGCACCCACTGAGTACAAAAAACACCTCGACGGATGCCTGCCCGTTAAACGTATTCGTTATGAAATCGACAAAGGTGCGCTGTACCGAACCTGGTCCGTGGTGGTTTCTCGCCAGAAGCAGTGGGAGATTGAACAATTGCAGAATGTGGGTCACGACGACCGTCATGCATGCAAGGCCGCGCAACGATGTAAGGTTTTTGTTGTGCATAGAAGCTCCATAGGCGCCGATTGCCGCGCGCCAAGCATAGCCAGCCAATTCAAGGCTCGACGTGCCGCGTCCTGAAACCACGAAGTGTTGACGCATTTAGGTGATTGCATAACCAAAAAATCCGCCACATGGCGGTTTTTTTACGTCCATAGGAAACCGCATGACTGTCCTGGCCCAAGGTACTTTTCACGTGGATATGCCCGATGACTGCACGACGGCGCAGGTTGAAAACTGGGTCGCGCACGCGATCGCCTGGTATTTCAATCAGCAGGGTCTGCCCGGCAACGCGACCGTCACTTGCGAATCGCTCACTCCAGAAGTCAGCGTCATCAATCCGACGAAGCCCATTCCATTCAAATAGGTAAGCCATGACGGTCACAGTCCTGACTAGCGGCTCCTCCTATTCGATTCCCGCCAACTGGACCACGACCAACCAGGTTGAGGCATGGGGCGCGGGCGCGTCGGGCGACGCTGGTGGCGGCGACAGCGCGGGTGGTGGCGGCGGTGCTTATTCGTCAGTATCCAACCTCACTGGCCTGACGGGCTCGATTGCCCTGACCATCGGCGCGGGCGGCTCCGGAGTCACAGGTACTGCTTTCGGCAATGCCGGTGGTGCTACCTGGTTTGGCGGTACGTCACTCGCCACCAGCAAGGTAGGCGCGAATGGAGGCAGCCCGGACACGGGCACCGGCGGAGGTGGCGCGGGCGGCTCAACTACGGGAGCGGTCGGGACTACGCTGTATGCGGGTGGCGCCGGCGAGCGCGCGCCAGGCGCAGCCGGTTCCGGCGGCGGCGGCTCTGGCGGCCCTTCCGGTGCTGGCGCGACAGGATCGCAGGGCGCTGGGGGTGACACCGGGAGTGGCGGCGCCGGCGGCGCTGGCGACAATGGTTCTGGTGGTGCCGGTGGTGCCGGGGGCACTTCCACGTCCGTTCCTGGTGGCGCTGGTACAGCTAACGCAAACGGTGGCGGTGGCGGTGGCGGCGGTTACGGCGAAAACACGACCACTTCAACCGCTGGCGGAAACGGCGGATTGCCTGGGGGCGGTGGTGGTGGCACTGGCTACGACAATACAACCTCGGCAAGCGGGTCGGGTGCTGGTGGGCAGATCCGCATTACCTATACGCCAGCAAGCACTTCAGCCAACGTCACAGCATCTGGCTTTAATGCGACTACCGGCGCCGTCTCGATCGGCGGAAAGGGCTCAGTCAGCGCGACCGCTCTTGAGGCAACAACCGGAACAGCACTTGTCGGCGGCTCGAATTCGCTACCGACAATCACCGGGCTGGATGCTACGAAAGGGTCGGTCCTTGTCGGTGGAAATCAAACGCTGGCCAGCATGGCTGCGTTTGATGCCACCGCGGGCACAGTCGCTATCAGTGCAACCGCCACGGTATCGGCTTCGTCTTTTGATGCGACAACCGGTGCGCTGTTTGTTGGCGGCTTCGGCGCGATCTCCGGATCAGCGTTCAACGCAACGCGCGGGTCTGTCGCCGTAACAGGCACGGGCGCTGTCGGTTCAGCCGCCCTTGATGCCACCACGGGAAACCTCGGCGTCGGCGGATCCGGTGCGATCTCGGCAACTGCCCTCGACACCACTTCCGGTACCGTGCAGCTCGGCGGCGCTGGGCCAATCTCGGCGACGGCGTTCAACGTCACAACCGGCAACGCGTTTGTTACCGCGCCCGGCGCGGGTTCGATTTCCGCGAAGGCTCTGAACGCATGCACAGGGAATGTCCGGGTGACTGGCATTGCCGCGGTGTCGGTTACCGCGCGTGACGCCACGGTCGGTTCTGTGTCAGTCGGCGGATCTGCGTCCGTCGCAGCGTCTGCCTTCGATGCGGCAGCCGGTTCCATTCTGGTCGGTGGCATTGCCCACGTCGGCTCGGCCGCGAACGATTCGACCTACGGATCGATCTCCGTTGGAGGTCTCGGGGCTGTCTCCGCGACCGGTCTGAATGCCGAGCATGCCAATGTCACGGTGCAATGGGCGTCTGGCTCGATTGCGCAGGTTTCCGCATCTGCTTTCAACGCCACGACCGGCAACGTGGCCGTCTCCATCTTCACCATCCCCGAGCGACTTGCCATGGTCGCGCCTGAATCACGAATCGCAAGCGTTACCCCTGAAAACCGCGTCTCGGCCGTCGCGCCGGAGAACCGTATCGCCAATGCATAGGAGATTCACATGCTGGACACTCAATACAAGCAAAACAAGAAGATCGACAACGAATATCGCGGTCAATCGAATACCTTTCCCGCAACCCGTTATGTCGGCCTGATCGTTGCCTCGGCAGGACAATCGCCGCGCAGCACCGCAGTGACTTCCGGTCAATACACCGTACCCGCCGCGCTCAACGGGCGGCTCTATAAATGTACGACGGCTGGCACCACGGGCTCAACTGAACCGACGTGGCCGACCACCGCGGCCGGCACGGTAACAGACGGTACTGCTGTCTGGACGGAGCAGACTACGGCTCTCTACAGCGGCACGATCCCCGAGGGTTCGGCCACCGGTTACGCGCGGATCGCCATCGCTTCGTCGCTCGCCGCATGGTCGGGTACGCAGGGCGCAGGCACCACGGTGGCATCGAGCGGCTCGAGTGGCCAGGTCAGCAATAACGCCGCCATCTCGTTCGCGCAGGTCACGACCTCGCTGGGTCTGGTCGTGGGCTTTGCGATGTATGACGCACTGACCAGCGGAAACGCCTGGGAGTTCGCCATCCAGTCGAGCGGCACGCCGACGACCATCGGCGCGAACATCTCGCCGAACATCGCTGCCGGGGCCGCCGTCATCGGATACGACACGAACGGTCAGTAAGCCATGCTCATATCCCCCCAATTCAATGGCGGCCCAATCGCCTCATTCGAGATGGGGCCGCTCGAGGTGCTGGATTTCGGGGTCGATTGGACTGCCTGGCTGTCTCCGGGTGAAATCATCGTCGGTACACCATCGCTCACGCAAGACAGCGGCGATGATCTGCTGACGATCAATCCGGGTGGGCACTCGACGCAAGTGAGCGGCGGGAATGTTGTGTGGTGGCTCTCAACGCCCACGCTCAACACGAATTACTTCGTCCACGCCACCATCACGACGAACCAGGGCCGAACCTCGACCCGAAAAATCCAGATCAGGGGCGTGCCCCGCTAATCCTCTCAACCGCCTCCGGGCGGTTTTTTTACGCCTATGCAAATCGCACACGAACACGAACAACACGAAACGATCGAGATCGACGTGTTCTATCCAGATCACGCTCCGCGTACCGAGTCGGCTCTGTTTCGCAAGACCAAGCATCACCTCGTGGCAGTACTCGATACGCCGTGCTGGGTGTGCGGAACGAAGGAAGGCCGCGAGGTTCATCACTTCCATGCCGAATGGGCCGACAGCGAAGGAATCGATTGGGACAAGATGCGCATCCTGCATCCGAACTTCCCATGGTCGACTTTCAATGAGGCGTCCGACTTCATCGATTCCGAATACAACATGCGCGTTCTCTGCGCAAAACATCACCGCGCCAAGGATCACGGCATCCACATGATGGATTACCCGCACTGGGTAATGCAGGCCATCAAGCGCGATGACTTCGTTTTCTCGCCGGATGAGATTCAAGACAAGTAGGCCGTACAGGCCAGACCATCGGGGCCTCTCAATCTCTGGAGCAACAAATGGCATCTTCTGTAGTCACAGGCGGACTCACGATCACGACCGCCACCCTGGTCCCTCTCGTCGAGTGGGCATTGAATGGCTTTCCGCATCCGGTACCCAACAGCATTCCCTACCTACTCGCAGCCGGGATCGTGACGGGCGGCCATGCGCTCATCAACATGTATCAGGCGCGCGTCGCTGAAAAGCAGGCCATGCAAGCCATGCAGGCGCAGCAACGGGTCGCGCCGACGATGACCGCTGCGCCGCAATGATTCGCCTCGCACTCTGCCTGCTGCTAGGCGGATGCACGACAGGCGTCGTTGTACTTCCGGTAGTCAACCCAACGACCGACGACACGTCCTGCTGCGTCGCGTACTGGCAGTTGAGCAAGTCAACCGCCGGCAGTCTCGAAGTCCAGAAAAGCGCGACTAGCTGGTCGATCAGCTCGAAGTTGCACATCAAGTTTTAATCCCTCTCTAGGAATCACCATGAAATCGCTATCCATCGCCGCTCTTGCGGCTGTTTGTGTTGTCTTCGCCGGTTGTTCTGCCTCGCAAATCCAGACCGCTGGCACGAACGTCGCTGCCGTCAATAGCGCTGCTGCTGGCGCACTGCAAACCGTGGCGACCTCGATCGTTGCCGCGTGTCCCGCTGGCGAAGCATTTGCGAGCGCTGCTGCTGCGGCGACTGCAAATCCTGACGTGGCACTCGCTGAGGATGCGAACGGCCTGTTCTGTGCGCTGAACAAGGCCATCGTGGCGACTGCCCCGGCTGCGGCGTCGGCTGCTGCGGGTCAGTAATGAACGCCCGGGACTACGCTGCCCTGGCTCAGGCTGCATACGATGATCCGCCTGATATCGGCGTCGCCGACAGTGCATCTCGAGCGATTGTGCGGGAAACGGCAGATGGGCTGGTTGTGGCGTTTCCTGGGTCCAATAACCTCCCCTCCTGGCTTGCAGACCTCAATGCATTACCCAGGTCTGTTCTGGGTATGGGGAGCGTTCACGCCGGTTTTCACGATGCGTGGGAGGCGATCGCTGCGCAGGTAGTGGCGGCTATCGGGGACAAGCCCGTGACGCTGGTCGGCCACAGCCTTGGTGGAAGTCTCAGTTTGATCTGTGCCGCCGCGTTGACCCTGGCAGGCAAGCCGCCCGTCGCCGTCTGGGCATTTGAGCCGGCGCGCGTGAGTTACGATCTGACCTTGCGCAATCTACTCGTCAAGGTGCCGCTGCACTTGACAAGGAACGGCAACGATCTCGTCACAAACCTTCCGCCAGGCGGAGTGCATCCGGGACTACTGACACACATCGGGCCGGCGCTGTTGCCCATCGTGAACGTCCAGGACCATCTGTTGCCTCGGGTCACGGAAGATTTGCCGCAGGCTTGATACCCCATAGGCAAGCATCCACCCGGATTTTGCTTCACCATGGTCTATCAGCCGATCCTACGGGATCGGCTCACCCCTCTCCGCGCATTCGCGCACATCAAAAATCCCCAGTAATCCCCATCTCGCGCAATCGTTGAGCCAACGCCCACCGTGCATTCTCGCTGCCGCCATCAATGGCAAGCGACATCGGGCCGACATAGACGGCCAAGCCAACCAGTTCCGTCGGGTTGTTGCCGTCCGCGACCCATGCATCCGATATCTCGATGCAGGCTAGATCGATTTTGCGGCTCAGCGTCATTTGCTGGCGCTCGCGGTCTTCGGTGCATGTCGATCGAAGCATCCCACCTCCTGGAGCCGCTGAGGCTCGTCATCTGACTGGTTTTGATTATAGGATGGCTGGCGTAGGATTTGGCGTAGGTTTTAAATCCGATGCCCAGCCAGCAAGGCGCTGACGTTGTTCAGCAAGCATTGCGCGTGTTTTCTCTTGATATCCGTGAATCGCCTGTCAGGCCTGAATTTCCGAGCCTGGAGCCGCGCCTGACGTGCCTCATGGGTAATTCTTCCAATCAAAAACCTACGCCTATACGGGCCACGCCAGGCCAGTAAAGTCCTGTTCCAAGCGTTACTTTTCAGCGAGAATGGCAAAAACCTACGCCAACCTACGCCGACGCCGTGAAATTTGACGCCCGCATCGCCAAGCAGCTAGCCCCTGACACACATATTGCGTTCGACCAATTCCCCGGTCTGAGGCTCGAGGCTACCGTATCAAAGCGTAGCTGGATATACCGCTTCAAGTCCCCGGTCGATGGCCGTATGCGCCAGCAGAAACTGGGCGAATGGCCCGGTATGGCATACGGTGCCGCCATTTCCGCCTGGGAAGAACTCAGGTCGCGGCGTGACTCAGGCGAAGACCCCGTGCTGGCTCGAAAACACGCCAGGCAATCGTCTGCTGTTTCGCCGGAATCATACACGGTGCGGCAGGTTTGCGAAGACTTCCTGGTCGGTCATATCGAACGCCATCGGGACTCGGTTGGCGCAGGCCAGGTGCGCCGGCGCATCATGGGTAAGATCGGTCCGATTGCCGACCTTCCTGCATCCAGAATAACGCGGGCGCAAGCATTCGACTTGCTGAAAGGCGAACTGAAGGCGCCGAGGAATGCAGCCGTGCTGCGCTCCGAGCTGGGCTCGGCATGGGACTACGCACTTGACGCTGGCCGGATCCTCGAAGACACGCCGAACTGGTGGCGACAGGTCATGAAGGGGAAACTGAAGAGCCAAGGCCGGATGGTCGATGGCGAAGTCAAGAAATCGACTCGCGTACTGACTGCCGATGAATTGTGCGCTCTCATCCCATGGCTGCCTAACCTGTCGCAGACGATCAGCGACATCCTGACGCTCTACCTGTGGACCGGGCTACGCGGTGGAGAAATCGTGCAGATGGAGGGCAAGGAACTATCCGAGGAACCGGATGGCCTCTGGTGGACGATCCCGAAGGCGAAAACCAAGAACAAGAATCGCGCAGCGGCGACAGACCATCGGGTCCCGCTGATCGGCAGGGCCGAAGACATTGTTCGTCAGCGGGTTACCGAGCACGGCAAGCGGTACCTCTTCCCCACGTACGGCAGTGATTTTATTCCACAGAAGAGCGTCCAGGCGATTGTCTGGGAGCATCAGCCCTATGGAATGGAGAAGACCGGTATTGTGCGCCCCGCCCTGCCGGTGACGCATTGGTCACCACACGACCTGCGGCGAACATCCAGAACGATGCTAGCTGCGTTGGGGTGCCCCGGCGAGATTGCTGAAGCGATCCTTGGACACATCCAGCCAGGTATCGTCGGTGTGTACAACAGACACGACTACGACAAGGAAAAGCGCGAATGGCTCACGCGGCTTGCGGCTCATCTTGAGACTCTACTGGCCCGCTAGGCGGTGGCAGTAATTCTGAGGCTGGGCGCGACTCCACCCATGCCTCTACCTCGCGGACAAGCCACGCGACGCGGCGGCCCGATAATTGACGAGGCTGGGGGAACTTCCCCTCCCTGACAAGCCGTTTCACCCCTGTTTCCGAAAGCGCCACCGCCTCGGCAACGCTCGGAAGGTCAAGATAGAACACCGGTTTCATTTAACACCCCATTCACGTGCGGTAACCTTCAAAATTCTTTCCAGTACTGCTTCCATCAGTCCTTTCCTGGCGGCTCGGGCAACGGCATCCAGTGCGTCGCCGGCCACATGTCGAACAGAAAGTGATTCCCGATGACCTTGATGTTGGGATGCCAAACGCCGGTCTGAATTTTCGGCTGACCTTCCGGCATATACACGAGAAACTCACCCTCCTCCGGTGCAGTCTCAATCGGTTTCCATTCGCTCACGTCTTCACCTCCTCATCACCCATAGGCTCGAAATCCGCCTCGTACAGAACAGGCCTCCCAATGGCGGCCTCAAATTGGTCGAGCTGCGCCCTCGGCGAATCGTCCTCGCCCGGGTCCCAAAGGACGCAGGAAGGGTTCTCGCTGTAGCCCATCAGCTTGCCGTCTTCGTAGAAGACCTCGTGAATCGCGCGGTGGATGCTGCCGTCTGGCGACTCGAACTCTATGACGCGGCAGTTCCAGGTGGATGTGCTCACGACTTCACCTCCTCAATCTCTTCCAGCACTTCAATCGCCCATCTCAACGTGGCTTCCGTTCGCGGGCCGGATGCGTTTTCGAGACACCAGCGGAGTTCGGCTTTCAGTTGCTGGGTATCGCGAATAGCGTAGTCGGGAGTACGCAAAGTTGTGGTCATTGCTTCGACCTCTCGTAATTCGCCCATGTCTGTATTGCCTCATTGACTGTTTGCTCGGAGTGGCCGCGCTGCAATAATGCTGCACGCAAGGCGCCGACCTTTCGAATGCACTGGGCTCGGGCCAGATTGACGGCATCGCGCAGGGCTTGGTAGGCGTCGTCGGTCACGGTGTAGCCTCGAACATATCAATCGTCTTGTCGTCGCGCGCGGGCTCGGGTTCCTGACTGGCAAGGATCTGCTTCAGGTTGCTTTCTCCGTCACCACCGTAGGGCAGGCAATAGCCGTCCCAACCATGGCGGAGCAGATCGGCGTCCGAACTGACGACACCATCGACATTGAAAGCCTTGGATGCATCGTCGCGCCATGCGTCATCGGCCCAGTCCTCCGCGACTTCATGAGCGTGACTTTCGTCCTCGGCCATCACGATCATCGTGAAGCTGACTTCTACGGCGTAGGGTTTCACGGCTTCTCCTCACTCTGCGACCGGGCGGCGTCGATATGCTCATCGAGCCGGTCTCCATATATTTCAATATGCCCGCACTCTCCCCATGTACCGTTTGATCCGAACATGCAGAACACGTCTTCTTCGCCGTCACGCAGCCACCGATACCGCTCCGCATCTGCTTTGTTGAGGAGCGCGACAGCGATCGCCTCAGTAATCGACACGAAACCCGCGGCTTTTGCGACTTCTAGCATGTGCTGGTAAAGCTCTGCGTCGGTAACCATCACCCCTCCTTCACTGATGCCGCGATAGCAGCGTCTACGATGCGGTCTAGATTTTCACCATCCTCCGGATAGTCGCCATCAGCAGCGAAAACCATCGCGTAGACGTCGCCGTAATAGTCGGATCGACAAAGCCTGATCCGGCGATACCGCTCCGCATCAGCCTGCACCGCAAACAACTCCTCCGCATGCTTCTCGCAGTCGGCGCGGAATTCGAGGCGGAGGCGCTGGTTTTCCGCTTTCAACCCCTCTACCTCCGCTTCCGATTTCCGCAAACTCGCTGCATAGAGATTGGCGAGTTCGGTTTTGGCGAGGAGTTGGTCGGATAGCAACGTGAGGGCATCGGCAGCGTTGATGTATAGGTCGAAGTCAACAATATCGAGTCGGTGATGACTGCGCAAACGCTCGACCAGAGCCTTGATCTCATCTGCTGTCATGATTCACCCCCGCGTTTATCAAGCCATGCCAACCATCCACAAAGCAATAAGAACGCGATCACCATAACTACGATGGCTGTGTTTTCGGTCATGGCTTTTCCTTGAGAGCGCGAATTGCTTCCGCATATGCAAGACCCATCAAATTCCCATGGCGTCGCGGCGTGATATGGCGTCTGTTTTCTTCGCCATCCCCAACTTGCGTAATCGTCTCCTGACCTTGCTCGACGAGAAGCGCTGCCTCTTCCAGCACTTCCGCCCTTGATGGTTGCGCTGCTGCGGGATGGGTATGAATGGGCACGAATCCCATGCCCTCTCTGAACGCTGGCTCGACGCGACAGAGAAACGGTGCCTGCTTCGCCTTTTCGAGATGATCGCCTTGAATCCATGCGACCGGCACAGCCTCCTCGCTCGACGCTCCCGCCGGCCCCCACCCCATCTGCGTAGCAATACGCTTTACGACGCTGGTGTCGTAGACGGCCTCCGAGGGTGACGATATTGGAGCGGGAGGTTCGCCGCCATTGGCGAGTTCTGCCAGGCTGCGAACAAGGTACGCGCACGTTTCTTCTGCCGTTCTGCCCTGGCGATTAGCGTTAATCATGTTGGCAACGTGAAATGCTTCCATGAGGCCGCGCCGATAATCCTCAAACGCTGTCTGCACCTTGACCGGCTCTGCCACCGCAATTGGTGCGGCCTTGGATGCGAGAGCGGCGCGGACCGCTTCGCCGTAGGCGTTTGCGTAGCCCTGCATCTGATGTTCGGTGAATAGCGCGCGGTCGTGGGCATAGAAGCCCTGATCGGGCAACGCGGGAAGCGGCGGCCATTCGAATGCTTCCTGCTCATCGCCGTCATCTTGCGGAACGGGGGCGGCTTGGACTTGGCATTTCCCGCACATTGCACAAGCATGGGCCGATATACAGCCGTCGCACCACTTGAATAAGGTATCGGTCATTTCGACTCCGTAGAGGCGGCCTTGGATGCGAGAGTGGCGATCAATTCGCGCGCGGCAGCGTACCAAGCCTTGGGGATTGGATTGCCGAAGTGCTTCCTCCCTATCACTGCCAGTTCAAGTCCACTCACTGCCCGCTCATCGCCCTCTCCCGCAACGGAGGGTTGGATGGCATGGGATGGGCATTGCCTGCCGCCCTTGTGCTCGATCAGCGCATGGTTACAGTTTGCGCACGCCCCGCCGTCGCTAACATAATGCGAGAGCTCTACTGGCTTAGCTGCGAAAAGTTCAGACAACACGCGCCAGCGCTTCATCATCAGTGATTCGCCAGTTAAGGGCTTAGCGTAGCTGTACGCCATTCCAGCAGCCCATTCAATTGCTTCGCGTTGCTCGTCATTCATGTTTATCTCCTTGGGCGGCGGCGACTGGACCGTTAGGCCCCAGTCGTAATTCCCGAATAACTGCGGCGCGGCGTTTCGCATCGAGCCGGATCATGTGCTGGTATGCATTGATGACCGACGCACAGACCAGCAAATCCTCTTTGCTCGGCTCGCCGTATGTCAACTTGTGCGACAGGTCACCAAGGTCAGGTCCGGGAGCGGGCCAGCACATGGTATTAAATGATCGATAAAAGCGGCCCATCTCATCTCCAGAAAAAGGACCCGACCCAACCAGGCATCGGGCCAAACACACCGCTCTCCGGCCGAAATGGACCGTCGAGTGGTACTGCGGGGTTAGGCCGCCGGTTGCTTCACCAGCCGATAGCCCAGTTTCTTGGCCGCGCTCTTGAGCAGTCGGACGACCGCCGTATCATCGCCGTCGCCGCGCATCCAACTTTGCGAATCGATGTGCGTGAAGGCGGTATAACCGTCCAGCATGGCAAGCGTCTGGCAGTCGGCATGAGTGCATTCGACGGCGCGACCATAGCCGCCAATCCTAGCCATATCCTGACGCAGCGGGTCGCCGGTGTAATTCATAGCGAGCGCAATCTTGTTGCCCAGCTCCGCGTCTTTCTGCCACTCATGGCACATATCATTGCTCAACATCACTACGGTTCGAAATCCCATAGTCATCCTCAATTAGGGCCGCCCCCATGGATCATGCGAATACGCTCTACTGAGCCGTGCATGCGGGGACGGCGTTAAATCTTCACGCCGCTTGCCTCGCTTTTTCGGCGGAAGCGGATTGGATGTGGCGGCTAGGCGGCCATCAGCATCAGTTGCTTGTGCGTCGCCTCAACCTCAAGCAGAAATTGCCGCAACTCCGCTTCGTACGCGCGAATCTCTGCCTCATCGCGTTCGATGCGAAACACGAACAGTTGCAGCTTCTCGGGCATCTTCGGATCAAAAGAAACGAAGTCGGCGTAGTCGCAATTGGTAACAAGGAAATTGTGCAGAACCTGCGGCTTATAGACCGGCGGCAAGCGATTACCAGTCAGATACTCCAGGTGCGTTTTGCTCTTGGGGCACTTGATCTCAACGAAACCCTTGCGCCGAGCCTCTTCCGAGAATCCATCCACGCTGCAGCCGACCATCAGCTTTTCCCAGTAGGCGAATCCGGCCTCCTGCACGAACAGGCCCGTCCTCGCTTCGAAGGCCATACGGGCGAAAGGCTCTCGGTCGATGCCGTTCTGAATGTCGCGTGACGTAAAGTCGTCGTCGCACGGTTCGCCCAGAAGACGCTCAAGCGCAAGCTGCACACGATAATCGGCACGGGTCACCGCCTCTGCGTTGCCTTTTCCCTTGGCTTGGACGGCGGATGCCTTGGAGCCGGTCGCCCGGCCTGCACGATCAGCTTTCCATTCACTCGAACCTTGAGGATGCTCAGACAGGATGTACGGAATCATTGCGATGCTCCTTCTCTGGCCATATGTCGTTTGAAGTCTTCCGCCAACTCATCGTCGGCGCCGGGTTCGCGTGGCGGGCTGGTTGGCATATCGATTGTTCGACCGTCGTCAGCGGGCTTCATAAGCTCATCCTTGCGGGTCTTTACGGTCGCTTTGAACGTGTCGTATGCCCGCTTGTCCCCGCTCGCGTTGATGATTGCCAAGCCATCGCTCCAGACCGTCTGTAGCGCCGCCTCTGTGGCCGCTTCCTTGGCCCTGTTACACCACGCGGTGAGAACGTCAGGCGCACACCCGGCGGCTTGCGATGGGCGCAGTTCTGCCAGCCCTTCGCCGCCGTCCGTATTCAGGTAGTGAATTGCCTTGTCCAGACGGTCGGTCTTCGGCCAGTATTTGCTGGCACGCTTGACACACGTTTTTTTGATCATCTCGCCCGGGTCACTTTCCCATGGGCCGCGCTTACCGGGCTGCTGATTCTTCCAGGAGTCGGAGCGGTCACGGATTGCGTAAGCCTCGCCGATCTCCATCGTGTGCGTCAGGTACTCGCCATCAGATGTTTTGACGACTACATACACGCCGACATATTCGCCGCGGTCTTTCCCGAATGGGTTGAACTGGTGCAAGGGCATCTTGTCCATGCCGTTCAGTGCGAACGTGTCTTTCTCATAGACCAGTTGCGCCTGCGCCCACTTGATGCCGCCTTCCTGAATGGCAAGGTCGATCAGGCCCATGTACGAAAGGTCCAGGCAAATCTTGTTCTTGCGCGGGACGAGATAGGCCTGCTTCTTGGCCGGGTTCAAGCTGATACCAATAGCGGCCACGTTGGTGACGGCATCGATAACCGATTGCTTGTTCTTCATGGCCACGCCAAGCGCGTAATCGCTCGCCGTGATCATCTGGATAGCGAACCCGGCCTCGCGCTCGAAGTTAATCGATCGATCGACGCTCACGGCCTCGAAACTGGCGCGGACGCCGTAAATCTCGTCCGTAATTAGTGTGACGGCGTTACTCACGCTGCTTTCTCCATGTGATCGTTGTACGCCATGTCGAATGTCGCAATCCAGGCAAGGGCAACCTCGGGCGTAACCTTGAACTGCTCAGCCAGTACGCGGATGATTTCCGACTCGCCGGGGCCATTCAGTTCGAATTGCACACGCTCGCGGCGTTGGCGTTCCGCTTCGGCTGCATCCTTCTCAGCCTGAATGCGTGCCGCTTCCGCTGCGGCCTGCTGCCGGCGTTGCTCCTCTTCGACAAAGATCCGTTCCGCTTCAGCATGGGCAATGCGAGCGGCTTCCACTTCAGCGGCTACTCGCGCCTCAGCCTCAGCCAGCAGCCGCCTAATCTCCGCAACCGCAGTCGTCTTGGCGCTTTCCGCTGCGCCGCGCAAGATGCCGAAACGGTCGTCGATCTCCCATGCCTCGGTCTCGGCAAGCGTCTCGCGCAGGCATTCGATGGTTCCACCCTTGCGCACACCTAGGCGGCCTGACTGGGCGATGATTACCTGTTGCTGGATGCCCTGAATCTCGGACATGGCGGCGTTCAGTTTGTCGGCGGCTTCCTGCTGGGCGCGCAAACTCGCCTGCTCTGCCTCTCGCTGGGCGAGGTATGCTGCGTTGGCGGCTTCGCTTTCGGCGGCCAGGCGACGTTCGTGCGCTTCCCGTTCCGCTCGCATCGCTGCTGCTGCCTTTTCCTGTGCCTCGCGCTGTTCCTCGGCGAAGCGTTGCCGCTTCTGCTCTGCAAGTCGCTCGCGTTCGGCGGCTTCTTCGCGCTCCTTGGCGAGCTGGGCTCGCTCCTCAGCGAGCCGGAGTGCTTCCGCTTCCCGGTTCGCCGCGTCTTGCTGACGTTCGCGCAACCACTTCACCGTGTCATCACGCTTTACCTGTGCTTCCTCGGTAAATTCCTGCCACCCTTCCAGGTCGATAACGGTTTCGGAAAGGCGGGTCGCATGCTCATCGATTTCGGCCGCCGTACCACTACTGGCAGTCACGGCGTCGAGCATGAACGCTTCGATTCGCGCCCGGATGCTATCAACGCGGGCCTTCTCCCTGGCAGCAATCGCGGCTTTCTCAGCAGCCCTTGCCTCATCCCACGCATCCCGGAGTCCAATCAACCGGTCCCGCTCGGGCTCGACAATCGCGATCCGCCGCTTTGCTTCCACGATCACGGCCTTCTGGAAAGCATTCGCGTCCTCGCGTGCTTCCTTGCCGGTCTTGTCGGTGTGCGTGATAGCCTTCGACAGCACCATCGCCGCAGCGTGGCATT